GTTTGTGTAGTAGTAACTTTTTTATTCCCACGCAATTCACTTGGAGAAGCCTGAGTTATTTTGGGTTTAGTTGTAGGAGATGTAACTTTAGTTTTAGGTGTTCTATCAACTTTAGTAAACCCGGACGCTGTAGGTCTTACTCTTACATTTGCTTTCGCTGCCGCCCGTCGAGCTGAAGGACTATTGCCCCCTCTCTTACGTTCAGCTGTTGTTTGTGTTTTGACCTTACGGTCTCTTCTACGTCTTCTAATTCCTGACATTCTTTATACCTCGTATAAAAAGCCCCCTCCGAAGAGGGGGCATTAGCTTTACGCTATAAAGGCGTATAAAGTGATAGTACCGCTAGTAGCACCAGTTCCTGGGGCTGTCTGAACAAGTACATCAATCGTATCGTCAGCAGTAAAAGCAACAGGTGCGGTTGCAGTTGAACCGTGTGTTGCGTTACCAATTGCAAACGAGCTTGCAGTTCCGCCTGCTTGACCGATAGTTGAACCATCGATGAAAGCTGCGGTTGCACCGCCATAACCAACGTCAAGTACAATGGCGGGGGATCCGTTGGTGTCTAGGTCAGTAGTAGTAAGTACTATACCAACAACAGTTTCACCTTCGAAAACATCAACCATTTGTACGACATCGGAGCCTGCTAAGGCTGCAGTTACAGTGTAAGTAGCTTGTCGTACACCTACGTTTCCTTGCGGATGAGGTTTAAACGAGCTGTTACCCGATACTGCGCCAGAAGTTAAAGTAGCCATTTATGTATTCTCCTTGCCCTACTGAGCTGTATCGAATGCAATTACACCAAAGTCTTCAACAGATCCATTGTAGTCACTGTTGTACTTGGGCTTCCTTAAACCGAAGATCTTACCAATGGAGATACCGGCTTGGTTCTGATAGTCGAAAGTATCTTCGACAATCTCAGGAGTACCAATATCGGCCATCGCAAGAGCTTGGGCACCACAGAATAGAGCACGTGCGCCATTAAGATCGGCATTTGCACCCCATTTATAACCGGCCGCACCAGCGTTAGAAGAAGTACCAGAAGTAGCGCCTTCCGTGCTGAATACGTGACGGAATTCATGAACCATGATTCCATCAACCATTAACGAGCTAGTACCAGAAAACAGTTGGTTGCTAGATCCTCGAACACCTGCATTTCGCACGTTCGCTAGGAAATCAGAATCCAACTTCAGGTCAGCCATTTGTTGAGGTGTTACAAACATATGGAACACTTCTTCGTTGCCAGCACCACGTAAGCCCCGAATGTAGTTGTCTTTAGCGTAAGCTTTCAACTCTACAAGAGCTTTGTAAGTGATTGTGTCTGCTGCAACAACTGCAGTTGTATCACCAGCTGCAATAGTTGCGGTACCTTGGTCCCATCGTCTGTGACGATTAGTAGTAGGAGCAGATACATCAGAGGCATACTCTAGGTCGGCTAACTCATGCCCACTAGTACCTGAAGTAGCTCTCAAAGCACCATTGGTTTTATGAGTGTAGGCGATACCAGATAGAGTCAAGAATGACAACTGGTCCATACGATCAGCCATTGCATAAGCAAGTGCGTCACGAGAGTTTTCTCTAAAGTTAACAACGGATTTTTGGTCAGCCAATCTACCAGAAAGTCTATTTGCGAATCGTAGCTGATCAAGCTCGACAGTTATGTCGTATGCTCTTAGCGCTTCTTCGTTACCTTCCAGAGTATTGTCACCAGTGATACCGTCTCCAGTCATATCCGCTAGTAGCGTAATAACTGCTTTAGTACCTTTCTCGTTTTTAGTTAGTTCAGTAATGCGCTGAACCATCGCGTTTTGACCAGCTCCAGCGAACTGATTAATGAAAGACATGTTGCGAGCAACCTGCCAAAAGTCTCTGCTCCAAGCGGTCAGCTGGTTTGAAGTCAGAGACGCAAAGTTAGTAAGAGCCATCTAAGGCCTCCTTATGCGTTTTATTTTCAATATACACTGGCAAGCCAGTGCCACTAAAAGCCGACTTTTGGAGCGGCTAATCCGTTACCCGTATCGTAGGGCGACGTCTTAGCGGTTTTTAGCGAGGTTCGACCTCGACAGGTTTTACGCCTTTGTAGGCGAATACGGTTTTTACGTGTACGGCACGGCCTACTATCGTGTAGACGGACGAAGGTTAGATAGTACTCATATAAAATTAAATAAACAACCCTATTTAAGGTTTAAATGCTTGTCCGGAGTGGGCCTCCAACCTATAGGTTGGACATGCCTTATAGTGAAACCTTCTTCTGCTAAAGCAATTATTCGCAGCCTTCTGTACATTTCAGGTAAGCGGGACCAATCCCTAACTTCCCATTCCTGTCTCCCACAACCTTTACATCGATCATCGCCAAATTGTCTTGTTGTACACCACCCTATACAGGGGGCATCAAGCATGGACTCAACATCACCGTCCAGAGTCATCGTGGCTCCTTACCCAAACATTAATATAATCAGACCTACCAAAATACCAGCAGCGACTAGGCCAGTTACTGATATAGCTGCTACCACTGCTATTTGATTCATAAGCTCTTTACGTTCTTTTCTTTTCTTAGCAAGCATCTCCATATGTTGCCTGCGCTTCCTTTCTTGATTGGCCTTGGCTTCTCTGTACTGCGTATGCAGAACTGGGTCAGCCACTATAAGTAAGTTTTCTAAGTCCTTCTCATATCTTTCTTGTTGTCTACGCATCATAGTAATTTTTAGCAGATCACCGTGGCTTACGTTTACGAATTTATCCCTTTCGTTCCTCTCAAGATCATCTAATCCCTGCCCAAAGTCGAGAACAGCAGCCATAACTCTTTGTGCCCCGCCTTGAGCTTCACTAGCGCTTTCTATTAATTTACCAATTTGGTTTAGAATTGCGGCAGCGGCGGCGACCGATTCGATTATCACGGGAGAACCTTACGGTTTTCGAGACATATACGCCGTTGCGCCAAAGTACAGGCCGATAATACTGGCTTGGCTCAAGAATAACATGTCACTGAGTGAAGAAAGGGTAGCCAACCTAGCCTCTGGTACAAAAGGCATAAGGGGCAATAACGAGTAGGCGACCATAGAAGACATCGCCACCCAAGCAATCCGTCGCTGACTATCCTGTTTCTCTTCCCTGAGATCTAATTCAATCATTTGAGTAGCGCGTTCAAGCTCCTCATCACTAACAATGCCATCGTTGTCGATGTCATACTTAGCCCAGACCGAATCATGTTGTAAATTTTTAGCCATTATTATCGTTTAATTGTCGTTGTTGTTTATAGAACTCTATATATTCTTTCCATCGAGCAAATCGTTTTTCTTCGTTAATATAAAATAATCCGTTATATGCGCTCATGTTTAATCCCAAAATTTCTGGTTAGCTGCCGTCATTACCGGCTTACAGTAAGCTGTTATATTATGCTGTTTTATCCCCCCTCTACAACGGGAATCCCTGCAGTTATGCTCGATCCAGTAGGCGAATTGTTGACAGCGATGGATGTCTTTAAACAACATCTGCTGTGCGCCATCAACAACATTGCCTTCTATAACCGTTATCAGCATAAAAGCTAGGATTGTACCTTTCATGCATTATAAAATATCGCCCCTAAGACGCCTTAACGTATCTTTAGGGAGCGCGTTAAACTCTTCTTCGGACATCGAAGAGATATCCAGGGCCTTCTCGCCCCTGTCAGCCGAACTTTCCCCCGGCAATTCAGGAGGTTGAGACTCCGCAGCCTTGAGTTTCTTGGTAACTTCAGCTCGTTTCTTCGCAACTTCGTCAGGTGCAGTAGGAGCCTTTTGTCCAGTTAAGGTTGAACCCTCTTCTGTGGCAGAACCGACTAAATCATAGCTCTTAACTACAAAGTTTGCCGCTTTGCCTAAGGCCTCTACTGCTCCGAACCCTTGTGTAATGAACGCATCACGCAAATCGATGACTTCCTGGGTGTACTCAGCGTTATATTCAGCTGCGTTTTGGTCAAATACAGGGAAATTTGACTCCAAATCATTGGCAGCTGACTGTAAAGCAGTGGCTTGCTGATTTTGGGTAACGGTTTGAGTCATTTCCTGGCGCATTTCAAAGGCAATCTGCGCTTTTTCCGCAGTCCTCATCTCTTGACGCAGTGCCGCAGCCTTTTCTGCCTCGCCATCAAGCACCAGAGACTGATATTCCACTTCTTTTTCCGCGAAATCGTAGGTTTCGGGTGCGCTTTCAGCAACTTCCTGCGCGGCCTTCATGTCATCGAGCTGTTTTTGTAAGGCTTTCTGCTTAGAAAGCACTTCGTCCAGCCGAGATTTCGGAACCATCGGCTTTTTCTCAGTATCCTTTGCCGAATCTTCTACTTCTTCGGGGGCCTCTTCGGATTGTTCTCCGGTATCGGGTTGCTCTTCAGGCTCTGCATTGCCCTCTTCTTCTTGAAGCTCTCCCTCGCCTTGATCCTCGCTATCTTGCTCATCGGCATCCTCAACCTCCTCTTCCGCTTGGGCTTCGGTTTCTTCCGTATCTCCCTCTGCCTCCGCATCTTCTTCTTCGGTTTCTTCACCAAGCCCGAAGTTTAAGTCTAGGACCTTTTCTTCGACTTCTACGGGGTCTGCACCGGGCATTGTTTCAACGGTTGTTTCAGTAGTTTCGGACATATTTGAACTTCCTATTCAGTTAAAGAACTTTTAGCGCCGGTTTGCATTGCTGTAGCAGCTATCTTTGCAGCGGCTTGGGTTTGTTGCTGGTTTGTCCTAACTTCGTTAGTCAAATCAGCCAACTCTCTTCGAAGCTGCAATTCTTGCATCTTCATTTCTATCTTACCTTGCAACTCAGCAATCTGAATATCAGGTCCTGCCTGAGTAGATTGCGCCTTAGCTATATTTACTGCTGCTTCAGAACCAAGCTTTTGTACTTCAGCCTGTAGCTTCTCAAGTTCGAGCTGCGCTTCTTGCATTTGCATCTGTTGAACCATAGCTTGCATTTCCATTTGTTGTGGTGATTTCTCGATCCCTGTCATCATGCGGATGCGTTTAGCCAGTTCACCTTTTCTTGCAAGGTGGCTGTACTCAATAATCGCATCATCAGGTACAGCAACTCCAACTTGTCGAAGGTTAAGCGCTTCTGCAAACTGAACCTCATCAAAAGAGTCTCTAGCGGGGGCCGTTGCAACTACTACATCGTACTCACCTACAGTTAAGTCATTAATAATTGTGCCTTCGGGGGTCATCTCGTTTATGACCATAGGCTCTCTAGGCTTTAATGGATCCTCTTCGTTGGTAACCTGAATAATCCGCTGCTCAGTGTAGAACGTCTGGATTAGGTTCAATATTTTTTCAGCTAAGTAATGTCGGGTCTTACGCAGGTTATCTAATGGAACCTGAATCATAATCGCGCCACGGTTCTGCTTGGCCTGTATCGCAATACCCGATACCTCGGCTGAATCCGTACCCAACATAGACTCATTAATACCGCTGATCGCTTGGATGTTACCCGCAGCTTTCATAGCAATACGGTCTAGTCCAGTAGGAATTGAGTTAGGTTGAATTTTTATCGGAGGGGTAGTACCTCGCGCATACTCAACTACTAAACCAGTTTCCGCGCCGTGTTCTTCCAAGTCATCGGAAGTCATACCAACCAAAGAACCACTCTCTACCATCCAACCACTATTGGCAGTAGTGTTAACAATGTGAAGCTCTTGGCTACTAATCTTATTTAACTGCTCCTGTGGAGACAGTAGATTACGAACCATGCCAAAGGGTGTACCCCTGCGGAAATATGCAAAATAAGGAACAATGGTAAAGTTGGTATAGGGACTCCAATCATCATGGAGTACCACCTTGTCACAGGTCACTGTCCAACGAACCTTCTTAGACATTTTGCTAATTACAGTTAGTCCGTATTCCTTGGCGAACTTCTTGATCTTGCGGTCATTCCACGCCTCTGGAACATTCCTCGTATCCCCAGTATTAGGATCAACGAAACACTGAACACGAGTTAGTTTACGATGCTGGCGTTCTATCACCCGTAAAGCCCTTACCGTTTTATACTCATCAGCATCATAAGATCCGCCTAGGTATTCGTCTGGATCATCAGTATCACCGAATCGAGTTTCTTCATACTCAACCGAGTCACGGCCAAAAGAGTTACCGTTCTCAGCAATGAACCTTAGATCTTCGGCTTTGTCCTTTCCGTATAGTTCTTCAACGTCGTCAAGGGTCATCCACTTCGTTTCAAAAATCTCGTTCCAAGTCTTGGGATCATACTCCTTGGCATCAGGGTCAATCAGAATATCCAAAGGGTCTTTAGCAGTAATCCGAATCTCGCCCTCAACGTGGTCTGAAAAATCCATGCGGCAATCAAAGTACCCACGACCATCCATAATCAAACCATCACTAAACACCTGTTGCTCAACCCAATCCAGCTTATTGTTATCCGCCAGCTGCATGTACAACTTGTTTAAAGTATTAGCTACTTCTGCGCTTCCGCCCCTTCGCGGTTTGAATTGGATATCTGCACGGCGGGTGGACTGCTCACCCAGAACAGTGTTAATAGTCGGGAGGATTGTATTTACGGTTAATGCAGGTCGGCCTTCCGCATCAAGTATAGAGACATCTTCTATGTCCCATTGATCGCCTTGATAATAAGAGTCGCACTTCTTCGCCATCTCTATATATTCAATATGCCCGTTGTCTCGTGCCCGTTCATAACGATCCCACTGGGTAGACGCAATTCGCCCCTCCTCTTCAGGAGACATTGACCTTTTTTTCTTTAGTGGGTTTTTCATAATTTAGGTACTCGTTGCTGTTGTTTAGGCTTCTCGTCTAAGCGAGGCTTTTCATAGTTAAACTCTTTGGCTAGTACTTCCATCTTCCTACGAAGTTCTGGCCCCATACGCATATTGTCTCGGTTCCAATTTTTCATTGTAGGTATATCCTTGTCCCCGGCCAATATATACCCGCCCATAACCTGGTCGAATCGAGATACGGTATGCCATTTATCAAAGTCACATTTT